AAGTACCCCGTTCGGACTTTGTTTCTATGGAAAGATGTGGTCATTGGTGAGCCAGGATATACAATATTTCGTTGAGTATTCTCGTGAGCATGTAAGTCTCCTGCATACACTTCTTTAAACTTATCAAATCTTTCTAAATCTACTTCGGGTACTACATGTGGAGGTCTTTCTCCTCTTACATGTGTGAATAGTATTTCTGTATCTATATCTTCTATACTATTCTTCTTGTGCAAATCTGCATAGGGTAGAATTGCCCAGTCTCTACTACGATATGTATCAGTAATTACAGTTACTAAAGGATTCAATTGACTTGTAACTTTGATTAAATTATCAAAGAATGTTCTATGTTTCCTTGTAGCTTCGTGATTACCATCGTAGATAACTGTTTCTACTTTCGTATTTTTAATAAAATCAAAATACAAAGTAAGTTCATCCATGGAAGGGACTCGATCAAACAAGTCCCCGCCAATGATATGTAATGTGACCCCATGCTTCTCTACAGCTTCTTCTATCTGTTCAAAGAACATCTTATAACGTGAGCATGCCCATGCCATAGGAACATTCTTTTGTCCCAGCTTAATATGCCAGTCTGCTGTAAATAGAATCATAATGTGCCTTAACTAATGTCAAATTCGTCAGAGATTGACTCGTCTGGTTTTGAGTTATCAGCACCTTCTCTTAGTCTGTCCAGAAGTTCTTTCTGTGCGTCTGGAGTTGGTCTTGTTAAGATTTCATCCATAGACTTAAGATCTGCTACTAACTCTTGCTCTGACTCAGTTAGAGGTCTTGGTTTACATTTTAATGCTTGTAATTGATACTCAACATTGTAAGCCATCGGTCCTGTTTTAACTCTTTTGAAGCATACATCCCACCCAGTTTCAGGGTCAGTTGGGTCTCCGAGGTCTTCCGCGGCTACCATTACTTGTTCTAGTAGTTTTTTCTTAAGATTTAAGACTTTGACTTTACCATCGTGAATACACTGTATTGCATAAGACCAACCACACTTAAGTTCAGGGTGGTATTCTCTTACCCAGTCTTTTTCAACATTAGTAAATGCTTCGGTGTTTCTGTCGAATGACAAACACTCGAAAGGTAAATTCTTACCGTTTTCACCTTTTAGCCAGTATACATATCTTGGTAACATGTCACCGACTATTCTTATTTTATTATCGCCTTCTACATATTGGTAGCTGTCGATTTTGTTCTTTTGGGCTTCGCCCTTGGCTTGATTAAAACTTATTGCCATTTCATTTCTCCTTTAGTGATTTCTTCAAATTTAAAGTGAATTCTATCCCCTTCAATCCAAAGTAATCTATTGCTTTCTATTATGTCCTTCTCACCTGTAAAGTACAGAAGGTCTAGAGTGGTATCTTTGGTTTTTTGATACTCAAAATAGTTGCGTAGTGACGCGATACCTGCGTACTGAGCAATCTCGCTATCCGAGTATCTCCTTCTTTGAATAAACAATGACTCAGGGTTAACAAGGAAACTATGCCCATGAAAACTCTTTTGCCAGAACTTGAATATTCTATCGTGTCTATTAACTGGAGGTAGTTTGTATGTCAAGATGTGCAGGATTGTCAAAATATCATTGACGCTTCCATTGCTTTCTTTTTTTATCTTTTTCCAATTATAGAATAACATTATATCAAAAATTTAACCTCATGTCAAGAAACATTTTTCAGTCCTATAAGTAGGCAACTTCGTACCCTTGTTTCATGTAGTAACCCATTCTCGCACCTGCCTGTTTTCTAGCTGTGCGACCTTCTAAGTGGATATCAACAATTACAGGTTGAGGTTTGCCTTCGTATAGTCTTATTACTCTACCAATTAATTGTGTTAGTAGAGGCTCGTTGTTAATAGGTGTTCCTAATATTAGACAGCTAAGACAATCTACTGAAATACCTTCTGAAAATATACTTTGTGTTCCAAAGAGTATATCTTTTGTAGTGAATATTTCTTTTATCATGTCTCCTCTCTCTTCGTGAGGAACGTCTCCTGTAACGCATATTGCGTTATCTCCTACTAGTGCTGAACTTCTTTTAAGAAAGTCAACTCTGTCACTTACTACTAGAACTTTATGTCCTTTAGCAGCATAACCTGCAGCTAGTACTGCACATATGTTTTGGTACTCCCAATCATACGCTAATTCGTTGATTCGAGTTGCCCACGCAATGTTCGCTCCATCCATGAAACGAATACCACTTTGTACTACTTCAACGCGTGGTGTCAAATAGTTTTCTTTAGGTGGTTTATATACTGTATTTGAAAAGTAGTCTCGAAATACAACATGTCTTCCATCCTTACGTTGCATTGTCCCTGTCAGACCGATTTTATGACGAGCCCTGTTTGAGTCGATAATGCGTGTAAAAGTTGGACTGCTTACATGGTGCATTTCATCGAGAATAATAGTACCGAACTCTTTTGCAATTTTCTCTTGATTTCGGTACAAAGTTTGCACGTTGCCAATGACAATATCCTCATCGATTTCAAATCTACCCGAACCTATCACACCCGCCGAGACCCCGAAGACTTTCTTACACTCTTTTTCCCACTGCGACCGTAGCGCTACAGTATGAGTAACTATAAGCGTTTTCTGTTTTAGCTTATTTGCGATAGCTAAAGCTGTAAATGTCTTTCCCCAACTGACCCAAGCGTTAATTATAGCACTGCCTTGGATGTCGTCATATACTGACTGCTGGGAATCTCGTAAAGTAAACTTAAAGTCATAACCTTCAATTGGTACATCATTCCGCTTATCGACTATCTCGTAGTCGTTTGGTATCAAATCCGTTCTTCCGATAGGTATGGTAACTAAACCTGCTCGGATTATGCCCATATTCTTTATGATGATAGGCGGGTCTGTTGGACGTCTTGGCGGTATACTATAGGTGAGCTCTTCGTCAAGCTTTGCCTGGTATGTTGCAGTTACTTCTATGAATATCCTGTTACTGAGGACTGCTTTCATTTAGCTCATCTTCTGTTACACAATGCTCTATACCGTGATAGGTATAATAGCACTTTAAAGTTACTACTTCACCTTGTCCATTGTCGTCCCAGTGTCTAATTACGTTTGCTATGATAAAGCAACACGCAACAAGATTGAATAAGACAATAAAACTCCGAAAGATAGCCACAATATCTGCTTCCCTGTCATATCCTATTTTCTCCCCTAATGATTTTGCCCATAGTCTCCATAAGTTCATTGTAAACTCCTTAATAATTCTAATAATTCTTGTACTGTAGCAAGGTCTTGCTCATTCTCAGTATCTATTTCTATTTTTATTTTCATACTTTTCTCCAAGTATCTTTTTTCTTTGTTTCTGAGAGTTCGTACAAGTAAGATGGTATATCTTTTAAGTACAGTACTCCTGCGTATTTTTGTGTTGGCTCAGGTGGTCTTTTTAGTTCAAAAGGAAAAGGTATATTCTCTACATATATAAGTGTTAATATATCTTTTTCTATTACTTTAGTTATTTTTCGGTAGTATAGTTTCGCTGTCGTACTTTTCTCATAGCGAAAAAATCTTCCATTTGAGTCTATAAAGAACTTCCTTCTATGCCTTGATAAGTCCACAAAGTTATCAATCATATGTCTTAATTCATATAAATTTTTATGTGGTGTATTTAATCTGCGCTGACCTATTGTGTAGCCAGAGACATTTGTATCATCTACAACTGCACCCTCGCACCACAATATGCCATCACGTCTTTCTATTTCGTCTGTGTGTATTACATAGACTGGAAACTCAACATCACTCAGATTCATACTTAGCTTTAAACTTCCCAAGTGAGTAATCTTCGTCTACATCAAAGTCACATCCAATCGGACATCCTGGTATTGAGATACCTCGGTCTTTTTCAATGCAAGTTCTAACAATTTCCATATATTCATCAACATCATCCTCTTTCACTTCTGCGAGAATTGAGTCATGAACTAAGGCAAAGATTCTCATATCTTTCGTCTTGTTTCGTTTGATAATTTCATTGTGAGTATCTATAGCACCAAGAAGGTTAACATCAGAAGCAATTGACTGAACCAAAAAGTTGATTCCTGACCTCACTTCGTGAGAAGCAATACCTTTATCTGTAGAAAATACATTAGGGAGTCGTCTTTTTCTTCCAAAATGGCTGTAAATAAAACCATTATCTTGTATAAACTGCTTCTGATTATCTAACCACTTCTTTAGACCTGCAAACTGTTCAAAGTAATCTTTAATAACAGCACTTGCTTCATTCATGCTGAAGTAACTGCCAGAGTCTTTGGTAACTTGTTCACTAATCTTTTTCGGTCCAGCACCATACATAATACCAAAGGTAACAGCTTTTGCCATTTGTCTTTGAGTACTATACTGTGTAGCAACTTCATCAACATCACAAGGTAAGTCGAAAAC